TATAAAAAAGAATCTAAGGAAGATAAGGAATCACCAAGTAGTGTTACGAGTATTGGACGGAATGCTTTTACAAATTGCGTTTGTTTAACTTCTGTAATAATACCAAGTAGTGTTACTAATATTGGAATCGATGCTTTTTATGATTGCTCTAATTTAAATTCAGTTACGTTTGAACCAGAAAGTAAAGTTACAAATATTGAAGGTGGAGCTTTTACACATTGCAGTTGTTTAACTTCTGTAATAATACCAAGTAGTGTTACTAATATTGGAGAAAGTGCTTTTTATGGTTGCACTAATTTAAATTCAGTTACGTTTGAACCAAAAAGTAAAGTTACAAATATTAAAGATGGAACTTTTATAAATTGCAGTGCTTTAACTTCTGTGGAAATACCAAGTGGTGTTACTAATATTGGAATCGAGGCTTTTAGTGGTTGCAGTGCTTTAACTTCTGTGGAAATACCAAGTAGTGTTACTAATATTGGAACAGGGGCTTTTAAAAGTTGCGGTGCTTTAAATTCTGTGGAAATACCAAGTAGTGTTATGAGTATTGAAAATCATACTTTTCTTGGTTGCAAAAGATTAACTTCTGTAATTATACAAGATGGTGTTACGAATATTGAAGTTGGTGCTTTTATAAGGTGCTATGCTTTAAAATCTGTAATTATACCAAGTAGTGTTAAGCTTATTAGAGAAATGGCTTTTAAAGATTGCTTTGCTTTAACTTCTGTTACTTTTTTTGAAGATGAAAGAAGTAAAAAAGGTGAAAAAAATAAAGATGATTATAAAAAAGAATCTAAGGAAAATAAGGAATCAACAAGTATTAAACATGATGCTTTTGCAAATTGCCCTTTAAAATTAATAACTATAGGTCATTGTATTTTTGAAATAGTAGAAATAAATAATCCTTATCATGACATTAAATTAATTATTTGTCGTGATTATGGTGATAAGTCCGATGATGAGCCCGAATGTATTAAATTTAAAAATCATCAAATATTTGATATTTTAAAAAATGATGGATTTAAATTTATCACTTTAAAAAAATTGGGTTTGCAAGGTATGTCTTATTTAAAATTACTCGAAAATTATGATGTAAAAGTAGATATTTCACTTGAAGATATAGAAAATGCATTTTATTCTATAATGTCACTTGTAAAAGAAGAACTAAAAGAAAATATGACTACCGATGGATATAGAAAAAAGAAAAGAAAATCCAAATCAATTAAGAAGAATAAGAATAAAAGTAAAAGAAAATCCAAATCAATTAAGAAGAAAATAAATAAAAAGAAAAAAAGTAAAAGTAAAAAGATTAAAAAGAAACTGTAGTATTATTGTTTTGAAAAAAAATATTTAAAAATTTTACTTTCATTTAATTTTATTACTTTGGAAAAGTTCTTTGTAAATAAAATAAAAATAATTTACCATTTATTTTATATAACAATTTAAAAAAATAATAACTCTTTCATAATAAAAAAAATGAGTGATGATTGTAAATCTAGTAGTGCTTTTCTAATGTTATTTAGTTTTGGAACAGGTGCAATTTTCGGATATGTATCAGATAAGTTATACAGAAAATATTTCAAGAAAAATTGCAGCACATCATCAACAAGTACTGAAACTTCTTATGAAAATTTCAATGACAAATAAAATGTTTTATAATATATATACATATTATAAAATATAAATTAAATTCGACTACTTGGATCCGCGGCGTACCAAAAATGAATTGCCAAACTAACCGGTGATATGCATTGAAAAAGTAAAATTGATGCTCCAATCACTGGATATTTTATAGAAATTGTTGTTATTGGTGGTAGTCCAGCTTTCATTATTAGATAATCAGCAAATAAAGCACTAACGTTTACGAATTGAACTGTTACAAAGGCTGTTAAAGCCTGATCGGATTTATTATTGTTCATTATTTTTATTTATATAGGGTTTATATGACTTTAAATCAAATTTACATTATATATTTTCTAACAATGAAACAGCTATTTTTACAAAAATCGTTTTCTTCATTTTCTTTTTCTCAAAATTCTTTTTAACAATTTCATTTTAAAAAAATTATTTCTTTTACTTTTTCGAATTAATTTTCTTCTTTCTACTTTTGTTCTGGAATGATTTTCTTTTCTGGAATGATTTTCTTTTCTTGATTGATTTTCTTTTCTTGATTGATTTTCTTTTCTTGATTGATTTTCTTTTCTTGATTGATTTTCTTTTCTTGATTGATTTTCTTTTCTTGAATCCATAATCTTTTGTTTCTTCAACCCCTTCTTCTTCCTCACCATATAAATATTTATTAACTTCATTCATTATACTAACAGAATTATCCACTTCATTGTAAAAGTTCAAAAGTGGTGGCGAAGGTTGTGTTGACATCATCAATATATCTTCGCTAATATTTGATATGTTACTACTATCAAAAGTGATTATTGCTGTTGGAAAACATCTCAAAAATTTTTCTTTCAGTCTTTCAGCATCTTTTAAATTTTTATTAGTTATTATTATGTTTATTTTTTTAATTTCATCAATAGAAAAGATCACTAATTGATTTATTTCCCGTGCGATTCCTCCTGGACGATGATAATCTATTTCCATTTCAATTTTACTTTCTAAATAATCTGGTATTTCTAAATATTTTAAAACATCGCAAACGAAAATAGGATCCCCTTGACTATGTTCTAAATTAGGATTGACACCATTTTCAAATATTATTGAATCTATAACATGATAATTTACCAAATTAAATACCAATAATCCGATATATTTAATATTTTTCGGTATAAATATAGAAGTTAATCTGGTACCTTCAAAAGCACAAAATTTAATATTTTCAACACTATTAGGAATTTTAAAATTTTTTAATTTTATACATTCACTAAAAGAACCTGTATCAATATTTTTAAGTTTACTGTTATCGCAGAAATTCACAGATTCCAAATTTGTGCACCTAAAAAAAGCAAAATCTCCAATAGTTTCAACGTTTTTTGGTATATCTATAGATTTTAATTTTTTACAATTACTAAACATAATCGGAGATATTTTATTTAAAGATGATGGTAAATTTACTTTTTCTAAAGAAGAACACAAATAAAAAACACCATTTTTAATAATTAGTTCTTTATTTCCTTCTTCGAAAATTACCGAAGATAATTTTTTACATCCAGCAAATGCTAGAGACCCAATATATTTTACGGTTTTTGGTATATATATTTTTTCTAAAGATTCACAATAAAAAAAAGCTTCGTCTCCAATGTGAGTCACACCATCCGGTATTTTTACTGAAGTTAAAGATATACATTTGAAAAAAGCATCTTTTTCGATACTAGTGATATTTGGAGGAAGAATAATTTCAGCCAGAAATTCGCATCTGTTAAAAGCACCTTCTCCGATAATTTTAATATCATGTTGTTCAGACATGTCTAAAGAATCTATTAATTCTTTTTTGTTTTTAACATCGGAAATAATGTTATTTGACAATACAAATGAATACATTTGTCGTTGTTTTTTAGATGGTGGTTCTTTTTCAGATGCAGGTGGAGGTGTTTTTTCTATTTTTTTTAAATTTTCTTCTATGTATTCAAATATATAAGAGCTATACCATTCTGTTTCTCCACCTGTTATTACATCGAGATCATCAAAGTCGACATCATCAAAGTCGACATCAAAATTTTCTAAGAAATCTTTATAATCTTCTTTATATTTTTTCATTTTTATATATTATATGTAAAAAAAAATTAAAAAAAAAATATAATGTTTTATTATTTCTGACATGTAGAACATGAAAAAGAATATGAGTTTGAATCTAAGCTCATAATACTTAATTATTATGATATTTCTTTTTTTTCAAGAAAAGTTCCAAACATTTTATCCCATAATGTAAATCTCTTTGCATAATTACAATTATTTAAACTATGATGTAAATCATGATCTTCAACTTTTAAGTGAAAATTAAATAATCTTGGTAACCATATACATTGTGTAAATGAATTTGAATTTAATATTTTTCCGCTATGACCACCAATTTCTAATAATGTTTTATAAGTATGCATTAGTTCATATTGAAAATATGTAATATCAAATGGAAAAATATATAATGTTAGGAAAGTTGGAATAGAATTTGTAAAAAAGAAATCGAATGGGTGGTTATAGAAAGTTAGAATTGACATTGGATAAGCCCACTTATGATGAATTTTATGAAAATTTTTATAAAGAAATGGATTTTTATGTAAATATAAATGCATCCAGTAATGAAAAAAATCAAATATAATTTCAAATGCAAATGAAATAAATATAAATTCCACTAAGTCATAATAATTAATCGATGCAAAATCTTTTATAAAGTTTTTTTTAATTATTACTTGAGTGCATGAATCAACTAAAGTTGTACTTGCAACAAACATGTCAAATTCTTTATAAAATCTTTCTTTTGGTATATTTTGAATTAGATTACGCTGTTTATTCATTATTTTATTTTTATTTGAAGTTCTATATTCAATGAAATCTATGATAAGATAATTTTTTATCAAAGAAAAAGCAAATTGGTTTAATAAGTCAGTTGTAAAATCACCAGATGGTTTAGTAAAAATAAAATGAACTAATGAGGTTGCCACCATAAATGAATTTACAGTAATAAAAGTTTTTACAGATTTCCAAGATATCATTATTTATTATAAAAAAAATAAAAAAAAAATATCGCAATATAATGTAAAGATAAAAAATTGGATAATGAAAAGTAGGAAAGTAAAAAAATTAAAAACAAGTAAACGACAATATAAAAGCAAGAAGAAATCTTTAAGTAAAACAAAAAGTAAAGTTGTAAAAAAAAGTATGAAAAGAAGAAAGTCAAAATCGTTATTTAAAAGAAATAAAACTAGAAACAGTAAATATTTTAAAAATGACGGAATGGATAATAATAATAATAGTGATAGTGATGATTTAAGTTATTATTTATTTTTAGGTTCAGAGATTGATAATTCTATTAATTACGAAACAGTCTTTGGGGATGAAAAAGGAGATGATGAAGGATTCTTAGGCGATGAAAAAAAAGGCGATGAAAAATTACCAAACTCTTTACCGGTACCAAACTCTTCAAAACTAATTAGAAAAAGAAAAAGAATTTACGAAGGAGATGAAAAATTGCTTTTTAAATGCCATTATAAAGAATGTGATTATGACACTCTTTACGAAAGTAATTTAATAAAGCATAAACGAATTCACACAGGAGAAAAACCTTTTAAATGCACTTGGAAAGATTGTAATTATGCCGCTACTAGAAATGAACATTTAAATAGACATATGATAATTCACACGGGAGAAAAGCTTTTTAAATGCGATTGGGAAGGTTGTAAATATACCGCTTCTAGAAATTATAGTTTAAACGTCCATAAGCGTACTCACACAGGAGAAAAGCCTTATAAATGCGAAACCGAAGGATGTGACTTTGCAGCTGCTACTAGTGGTCATTTAATAAAACATATGCGTACTCACACAGGAGAAAAGCCTTATAAATGCGAAACCGAAGGATGTGACCATGCCTTTAATGATAAAAGTAATTTAAAAAGACATATAAAAACTGATCACCCAGAAGTAAAATAAATGTGATTGGGAAGAACGTGAATATGAATGAGACTACTATATAAGAAAAAGTAAATCAAAAAAGAAAAAATCAATAAAGAAAATAAGAAAAAGTAAATCAAAGTAAAAAGACGAAAAGAAAATCTAAATCAATAAAGAAAATAAATAACATTCTTCTTTGCTATCAAAAAAATCTGGATAAATTTGAAATTCAGACGTTGTTATTACCATTATTTAGACCATACCGAACGCTCTCTTATCATTTGTAATTTATTTCTTTTAAAGTAAGTGTCTCTACTGTAAAAAAATAATTAAAAAAAAGCCTAATATGGGGTTTGAACCCATGACCATATACTTAAAAGGTATACGCTCTACCAACTGAGCTAATTAGGCATCAGATAAATTTCTACGTTTTTGATTTATTTTTAAAG